GACAAAGATAATGAGATTGGTATGTCTACTGATGATTTTGCTGAATATAGAAACGAATTGGGTAAAAAACCATAGTTTTATATATAAATAATAGGGAGGGGGTTTTTATTTCCCCTCCCGTGTTTATTTTTAAATATTTTCAAACGAAGCTCCTGTTGGTGTAATCAAGAACTCAATGTCAATGAATTCAAGAGCTTTTGTTGGTTTAAGGTAAATTTTACCTGTCATTGTGTTTCTATCCAAGTCTTCAGGTGTGTTTGTCACAACAACTCTAAAGTCAATTAAACCTCTATCTCTTCTGATTGAATCCAAAATTGGATTAACAGAGTCTAAGAAATCTTGTCTAACTTTGTCATCGTTTTGTTCAAACAACAATCTGACAGCCACTGCTGAAATCAACTTACGAGCTTGTAACAACAATCTTCTTACGTTAATTCTATCAAGAGCAGATTCTGCGACTTGAGTAGTCTTGTTACCAAAAATTAATGTTCCAACATCAGAGAATGTTGCGATTGGGTTGATTCTACCTTGATATAATGTATCTCTATCGTCTTGTGTAAGTTTCTTACGAGCTTTAACTGAATTTACAATACCTCTTGTGTAACCCGCTGATGCGAACCAAGGAAATGAAATGTTATCAGTCAATGCTAAGTTTCTACAAACCTCAGCAGTTGGTGGAAGGTAAATTTGAGTATTATTGACAGTGTCTCTTGTTAATACCCAAGGGTAGTAAGTTGCTGTGTAGTTAGAATCAATTCCTGTTGTGTCCAAATTGTCGACAGCTTCAGTTGGATAAATTAAATCAGTTTCGTACGATGTTGTTGTATCAACAAACATATTGTAATCAGGACAAGTCATTACATATAAAGAGTCAGCCCTTTGAGATTCAATCATATCAATTGCGTCTTCAACCAGGTTAGAGTTATTAACAAAATCGATACCCGGTGTTACAAACACGTTGATATTTGTGGCCTCAGGGTTAGCAAATGTTTGTTGACCTAGTAAGTATGCGTAGTAGTCGGTGTTAGCAAAATCAGTTGTATTACCTTCAACAGATATTTGTTTGAACGCTCCCCAACCAGTTGCACTTGGGAACTGAGTTGTTGGTGATGCACCTTTTAGGTAACCCGGACCACCCAATACAAAGTTATCACCGTTGGTTCTTGATTTTCTATAAATGTCCCAACCATCAAAACCTCCACGAGCAAACAATGTGAATTTTCTTGACTGAATTCTAAAATATGGATTTGTAGGGTCACTTGAGTCAGTTGGTCCAAAAGAAGCGTTTCCAACTTCAAAAGCTGAAGTACCCGAAGTACTATAAGAGTTTGAAATTGTTACAACAGTCGCTCCTGAATCCATGTGGAATCCCTTAGATAAGAAATCCCAATAACTTGGTGAAGTTTCGATTGTTAAATTTGAAGGTGTGATAATACCTTTATAATTAAAATATTCAGGGTCATAACCAATTGTGTTGGACAAACCTAAGAACACTCTATTAATTTTATCACCTGAACTTCTTTGAACAGATGATAAAGGTGGTTGGAATATAACTTCACCAGCAACATCATATTTAGTTTTATAAATTGGAAATGGTGTTATTGAACCATAATAATTTCTCATTGAATATCCTTCGAAACCACTCGGTAATGCGTCTGTCGGTGCTTCAGAACTAATTTCTAACATTACATATTTAGACCTTACTTGATATTCACCATCACTAGTTCCAATTTTCACACCAACGAAACTGTTAGAAGTTGGGTTCATAGAACAATTTGTATATTTTTCTAAGAACACTGGATTTGCATCTGTATCATTATATGCTCTGATACCAACATCAAAAGTACCATTATTAAATGAAACGTTTAATATTGATATTTTTACTTCTTGGTTAGCGTCGTTACCATCAGAAATTAAAATAAACTTGAATAATTTATAAACAGTATTACCTCTTAATTCTGAAACTAGATAAGGTGTTTCAGGAGTTTGATATTTTTCTAAGTAACAACCGATAGATTGTAAAGTACCATTGTCGTCTTGTGCGGATGGTAAAGCGGTGATTGATTGGTTAATACCTCTAATGTAACCTTTCTTGTATGAATAATTAAGTAAATTTGTAAATTGTTCTTCAACAAATAAAGGAACCTCATCTGAAGGTTTACCGAAGTTAGAAAAACCAAACACTTTAGAAATATAATTACTGTCTGTTGAATCCAAAGATACTTTAAATTCAAACGTACTACCATCATTAGTAACCCCCGAAATTCCGAACGGTGCGTAAGGACTCATTGTTACACCACTATAAACGCCACTACTATCCAATACAACACTAGTCGTACCCGTAACTTCATAAACAGGATTTGTTCCTGTTGTATATGTTGACAGACCTCTTGAACGTAAAGTCGCAACAACAACATCGTTGTATTCTGTAAAAGCAGTACCAATTTGTGTAAAAGCTGACAATTGAACCGAACCCGAAAACGAACCTGACGCACCTGTTAAGGTGTTAATTTTTGAACTAAATGAATATCCCGAATATCCATTACCTGTTGTTGGGTTGAATTGAGCATAGTACCAAGCGTCATTATCTCTACTTGAATAAACTGTATCATCATCTTTTAAACTCGGAACATCATAAACATTTGTTAACCCTGTCCATCCACCACCCGTAAGTGAGTTATAATAAGAGTCAGGTATTGTACCAAATACGTAAGCAGTTGTTGCACTTGTTGATGCCGCAGATGCGTTAGAACCAATTACACCACTAACAAATGTCTTCAACTCAGAACTGATAGTTGATGTTGTACCATCCGATAATGTGAATTGACTATTTAAATCAGAACTAAAAATAGTTGATGGGAATGGAGACTCAAACAAAATAGTTGATGTCCCACCAGTTGTTCCTGTAAAAGTTACGGAAACCGACGAAAGAACACTACTTTGTGAAACTGAACCACCACTCACGTTTGCAATAGTACTGATAGACCAAGATGGTCCCGCATCATAACCCGACAAACCAAGAATTCTTGATACGAATAATTGGTTAGATTGTGATAAGTATGATTTGGCGATATACGCCGCTTCGTATTTTGGTATTTGTGTATCTACAAATTTTTCAGGTGAAGTACCCCCAAAAATTGCTGAAAATTCATCGAAACTTGATACGAAGATTGGCTCAAAAGCCGGACCTCTCAAAGTTTCTCCTACAATACCTAACGTTGTAACACCTACACTCTGTGCTACAAATGATAAGTCACGTTCTGAAGTGTATACTCCAGGTGAAACGAAAACTTTATTTGATGTTGCCATTATTTGTTTTTTTTTATAAGTTGTTTTATTTACTACATAAATATTATTGATTTTTGTAAAAATCTTAGTATAGGGATACTATTTATAAATCAGTATGAATAAATTCTTCCTTTTTTCTGCCCAATGAAAAAAACACTCAAAAAAATAAAGAATATCAAGATATCTGAAGAATCACACACAATTCTTAAAAAGTATTGTGAAGAAAATGGACTTAAGATTTATGGATTTTTAGAAAATATTATTAAAGAAAAATGTCGTATTAAGACCGACATTTACGGTGACCCGTTAGACTAATTTAATATCAAACAAAATATTTGAATCATTATTTGTTTGACCAGTCTTTTTTTCAATTTGAATCACCAAACCAATTTGTGAACTCATTGGAAAATAAGACAAATCCTGTCCAATATACTCTTGAACACCATGAGTCAATGTATATGCACTATAATGTTCAACATTTTCAGAACTTACAAAATTAAAGTCATAATTTGTTGGTAATGAACTTTGTGTTAAAGTGGTATTTGAACCAATAAATTGATAATTTGTTGGTATATTGTTTGGATTGGGAGTCGCAGATATTGCTTTTCTTGATTTGGTTTTAGTACTAACGTCAACCATAGTTAATACTCTTGACACCGCAGGTGCCACTTCAAACTGTTCTTCATCCAATAAAACACCTAACATTTTGAATGTATAATTCTGAATGAAGTATCTTCTTTTTTGTAATTCAACCACCGATTCATCTGAAATACCATCCATAATAATCGGAATGTATCTTCCCTTAATTAACGCATATGATTGTCTTGATGAAAATTTATCTAAAACCTTTTGATTAAATGCATTCAACTCTCGCATTCTATTTGTAAAGATTTTTATTTCGTATGTAATATCAACGGGAATCGGTTGTGGTATTTTATAAACATCCATACCATTTCTTGCTCCGTCAAAATTGGGAACCAAAGCGTATTGAAATAGTGGTCTACCTGGTATTCTATAATTTGTTGCTCCCTGATTTGTTCCATAGGGTGTTTCAGGTTTTCTAACTGTAGCAACAAAAGGTGGTTTAATGTTCGAATCTAAATCTTGAAAATTCCAAGTTTGTGTAAACTGTGCCCAGTTCTGAGTGGTAATAATAACATCAACTGTGTTAACAACTTTTCCGTTAACACTAATTCCTAAATCATTCTTCACAAAATCTAACATCCCCCTATCCAAATCGGCATGATAAATTCCTTTTGGAAGATATGTTCCATCTTTTTGAATTTGTTCCAATAATTCTTCCCTTCTTGGTTGAAGAATTTTTTTTGGTGTTAAAGAAATTGTTTTAACAAGTTTTTTTGGTGTTGCCATTATATTCCTTTAAATTCGTCTTCACTTACAGGTGTACAAACAAATGTTCTATAAAATGGTTTGTATCCACCATATGTGTGTTTATTGTCCGAAACAATCCTTCCGTCATCTGCAACAGAATAATATCTCATCCTACTTTCAGTTTCAGGATATCCAATGTAATCACCATATGAAATTGTAATCGCTTCTTCTTCCAAATAGTGAAGATATACACTCATAATCAAATTACCTGGCTCAGTTTGGCTTAATTTTGAATTACCAAAAGTTGCTTGACTTGGAGCTTCGATTTTAACAAACGCTTTAATTTCAACAGGTGCCAAATAAGACACCGAATCTGTCAACGCCTCACCATATACATCATCTTGATTTGTTTTACTCTTGTCAACACGATATAAAACCAATGTAAAGTTCATATCACCGTACAACCATTCCTCACCCATAGATATATTTAGGTTAAAATCCTGTTCACCAAAGAATTTGGATATTCGCGTAATTGGTACTTTGTTTGTCATTATTGATAAATACAATAAAATTGATTATATTTCTTTATTAAAACTATTTTGATTTGGAAAACCCCATAATTGAAAACTCTGGATTATTAGAACAAAAGGCCCTTAATACCTTACATGATTATCAGGGTGCAAATAACTATATCCTAAAATTAAAAGGTATTTTCAACCCAAACAAACGTGGTATTCCAACAAGAAGTCAATGTGAATACATTTTAAACCACTCAAACACAACACCAAAAGTTGCAAAAAAATGGGTTGAATTGGATGATTATTTTTCTGAAAAAATATCAAACGAAAAATTATATACAGTTCCACCAAAACAAGTGTGGATTGAAAAGTTATTAGTTGAAAAAGATAAGTCTTATCATATTTGGGGCCGTTTTTTTGATAGTGAACCTTTAACAGATTTTTGGTTACCAAAAGCAGCAATCATTAAAAACCCTGAACAATACTATAAAGAAATTGATTATTCAAAGTATTCACATAGACCACTTCTTTCACACCAAGTTGAGGCGGTAGAAAAACTTGTAAAAACGAAAAGGTTTATTTTGGCAGATGATATGGGATTGGGTAAGACAACATCAACCATCGTGGCGGCGTTGGAAACTGAAGCCAAAAGAGTTTTAATTATTTGTCCTGCGTCATTAAAGATTAACTGGCAAAGAGAAATTGAAAATTACACAAAACGCTCAACATATATCTGCGGAAGTAAAAGATATGAGGATGCTGATTTTGTAATTGTTAATTACGACATTCTAAAAAACTTTCACGACCCAAAAGATAGGGACAACTCTCGTGTTTTAAAAAGTAATTTTGATTTGGTAATTATTGATGAAGCACATTATATTCAAAATAAAACCGCACAAAGAACAAAATTAATCAACGACTTTGTGAAGGGGGTTGACAGATTGTGGTTGTTAACGGGTACACCAATGACATCACGACCAATGAATTATTTTAATTTGTTGGAACTTATTGAATCACCCGTTGCGGCAAATTGGATGGCGTATGTTGTTAGATATTGTAATGGATACCAATTCAAAGTTGGCAATAGAAAAGTTTGGAATGTTATGGGGGCTTCAAATTTAGAAGAGTTAAGAGACCGAACAACAAGACAAGTATTAAGAAGATTAAAAACAGATGTATTAGATTTACCTGATAAAATTATCACCCCCGTTTATTTGAGATTAAAATCAAAAGAATATGAAGAATTAATGGGTGAGTATTTTGATTGGTATGAAAAAAATACCGATGAGAGTTCATCATTAACCGTTCAATTTACCAAGTTAACAAAAGTACGTCAGGTAATTGCACAAGAAAAAATACGCTCAACCATTGAATTGGTTGAGAACATATTAGAACAAGATAAAAAAGTAATAGTTTTCACAAACTTTACCGATTCCTTAAATAAGATTTATGAACATTTTGGCAAACAAGCCGTTTACTTGGATGGTTCATGTTCACCAGCAAAAAGACAAAACGCTGTTGACGAATTTCAAAACAATGAAAAAATAAAAGTGTTTGTTGGTAACTTAAAAGCTGCGGGTGTTGGTATAACACTTACTGCCGCTGAGGCGGTTATCATGAATGATTTATCATTTGTTCCATCAGACCACGCACAAGCTGAAGACCGAAGTTATAGATACGGACAAAAATCAAACGTATCGGTATATTATCCAATATTTGAAAATACTATTGAGGGTACAATTTATGATATTCTCAATAAAAAGAAAAATATTTTTGAAACCGTAATGGGTGATAACGTGGGCAGGGCAGAGATTGTACAAGAAATTATGAATCAAATTTTTGGTAAGAGGTAAGTTTTTTGAAAATCTATTTATTTATAAGATAATGATAGATTATGAAATTTAAAAAATTAAAAGCCGAAATTGAAGAATTAGAAGACAAATTAACTACCAACGAAGACCTACAAGAATCAATACAAAACGAACAAAAAGAGATTATTAATGAAATGAAAAAAATTGGGATTGAAAGATTACCATATTCATATTCATCACTTGGTAGATTTATTGACCCAAAAACAATGAATGTTCATTACAACAAACATTATAAAGGGTATGTTGAAAAATTAAATGCCGCACTTGCAAATCTTAAAGGTGCCGATGCTGAACTTGAAGAAATTGTAAAAGGTATTTCAAGATATAACAAAACTGTTAAAAACAATGCGGGTGGTGCGTTTAACCACGCTTTGTTTTGGAAAATGTTATCGCCAAAGAAACAAACCATTAGCG